GTTATATAGCAGAATTAAAGGGGTGTAATGCCAAACATGGTAGAGATGGTATATTATATCTAGTTCCATTAAAACAAACGTCTAGTGTGTCTATAAATGCTTTAAAAAGTGGCTCTTGGAAACTTGGTGAGAAATTTCAAATATCTGGTGTTTCTTATGATGATGGAGCAAGACCATTTAAGGCAGGAGATACAACAAATAATACTTTATTCATAAGAAGTGATAATCCATTTATTCAAGACCAAACAACAATTGATAATATTTACAATGTAGTAAAAGATACTGTAATTTGGAATTTAAAAACAGAAAATTATGGTGATATAAGTTTAGACCCTTGGGATAATATTTCTTATCAATTAGGTGAAGAAACTTACAATACTTTAATGAACGTGAATCTTACTTATGAAATGAATATATCAAGTACGAATGAAATTAAATTACCAACTAAACAACAAGAACAAACGACAAATATTGTTGGTGGTGATGTTCAATCAAGATTATTAAGAGTTGGCAGAACAATAGATTTGATAAATGGTGAAATAAAAGATTTATCAGAAAAAGTGGTTGATATTTCACGAAAAGTAAGTGGCGTTGGTACTGTAAATATAACTAATGGTTATAAAGGAAATTTACATAAACTTGACATATATGGCTATATGGAATTACCAATAGTTGGTGGACATTTAGGTACAGAGCCAAGTAAAGTAGGTACTTTGAAAACTGGATATGCTATAACTAAAACTTATAGACAATATATTAAACCATTAATAACTGGTGAATTTAAAGTAAATAATTTTTATTTATATATTGAACAAGATGATAAGATTTTGCATAAATATCTTTTACCAGTTAAATATTTATATTCTGTTGGTGATGTTCATGATGAATTTAATTATTTAGAAGGAAAATGCTCAGTTACAAGAAGAGTTGGCGTTCATGCAAATGGAGTTAAATATGCTTTATCAACACCATATACAGAAGATTTACCCGATTTAATAATTGAAGTTCCCAAAGGCAATTATAAAATATATACAACTTTTGATAGTTTGCATTTAGATGTAGAATATTTAACACAAAATGAATATACAGATATATTTGCTACACAAGTTAATGTATCTTCTGAAATATTGTTATCAACGGAAGAAGTCTTAATTGAAAGCAAAGCCTATACTGATAATAATGTAAACGATGGAAACAAATTAATTGCGAGTATTAATACTAAATCAAGCGGTGATGTATTAATTAATGCTAGTAAACTAGCCGAGATAAATGCTAATCAGATTAATTTTAATTCTTATGACTTTAACGTAACTACTCAAAACATGAAGATAAGTATAGGTAGTGGCGATAATGTAAAAGATATTATTAACGCCAATGGTGTATTAACAACTATGATAGTTATTGGTACAACAATATCTCCAGAATTTATATTTAGTGGTGATTTTGCACCATTAGGAGATTATTGGAATGGTTCAGATTTTAATACAAAAGAAAAATCAAGTTTTAGTTTTTTTATACCTTCATATTTTGAAGTTGTAAATGCTTATATAGATTTACAACATGAGCCTTGTATTAATTATACTTTTATAAATGGAGTTGAGCAATCAATAACTGGATGGTGTAGAAATTTAAGAATTTACAAAGGAAATATTGATGCAAATGCCAAATTATTTGTTAATACAGTAATGGGATTTGTGGGTCAAGAAAGTGTTTCGTATTCTCCAATATATAATGGTTGGATTAATATAGGTACAGATTTTACTGGTTCCGATAGCCAATTGACTAGTGCTACATCAATAGATTTAAAATCCGATATAAAAAAAGGGTTAAATAATTTTATAATTGCTAGTAATGATAGTTCAAGTAGTCAAGATACAGAAGAATATTATAGAAAAAAAGGTGGAATTATGGCGACTTTGTATATACAAGGATATACCAAAATTTAGAAAGGAATGATATATAATGGAAAAGATTAATTTTGAAGATGCAATTCTAAAAAAGAGTGCTTATGTTACAATAAACGGAACTGAATATCCAGTAACAGACGCAGAATATGAGGGTGGCACAAATTTAGATGCAGAAACATTAAATTATGCGTTTAAGTTAATGCACCCAGTAGGTAGTATTTATATGACAACCGTTGAAACTAATCCAAATGAAATATTTGGATTTGGTACATGGGAATTATGGGGAGCAGGTAGAGTTCCAGTTGGAGTAGATACTACGCAAGAAGAATTTAATACTGTTGAAAAAATTGCTGGAGAAAGAGAAGTTTTATTAAATAGTGAAACGATGCCATCACATGGGCACAATTTTAGAAATTGGTCAACAAATGCTAGTTCAGGTTTATCTGTGCCACCAGAAACTGCTTATGCAAAAAGTTATAAGCTTGATGATGGTAGTTGGGCATATTCAGGTAGTGAATATGTAGCAAACGCTGAAACCACAAGCATGGGTTATACCGAAAATAGTGGTGGAAATAAACCACACAATAACTTACAACCTTACATAACTTGTTATATGTTTAAGAGAACTGCATAGGAAAGGAGAAATAGAAAATGGCTTATATAAGACAAGACTGGGTTAATGGCGAAACAATTGCTACTGCCGAAAGAATGAATCATATCGAAAGTGGAATAGAAGAAATAGATAATTCTACATCTTCAATAGGGAATATTTACGAACAATCTTTTTCAGATGTAAATGTTCCTAAAGGAGAAACGCAAACTAATACAACAGTGGCTACAATAAATTTATCTGCTGGTATTTATGTAATTGTTGGGCATTTTACATCACCAGTTTATGATTATAGATGTGTTTTATCTATGAATGATAATACAGTTTCCGTTTATGATAATAACGGTTATGTAAATGGTACAATTACAAATATTATTAATATTCAAGACGGAGGATATGTTAATTTAGTAATTGGTTATGGTTCAAAAGATACTACTGCTTCAGGATATATAAGAGCGGTCAAAATTAAATAAATAATAATATTATTATTATATTATTTAAAAAATTTGGCAAAAATTTAAAACTATGATAGAATAAGTTTGGAGAGGATTGATATTATGCAATATATCACATTTGCAATAGCAATAATTGGTTCATTAATATCAGTAACTACCTTTTTTGAAAACAAAAAAATAAAGTCAAATAAAGATGTTGCTAAAGAACAATATGAAAAAGGCAAATTAGATAGCACTTTATCAACCATCATGGAAAAATTAGATAAAATAGAGGCTAAACTTGATGGATATGATAAGGACATTCAAAATAAGATAGATATTGCATTAGACCATCATCTAAAAGAATATCATTCTCGCCAATCCAGTTCTCAATTTGATAATTTAACAAAAATGTGATATAATACCCGAAAAAAAGAAAGGGGAGTATTAATATGTCTTTAAAAGATGATAAAAAAGAAATAAGTAATATCAAACATGAAGTTCATGAACTACAAGAACAATCATTAGCATTTGAATTGTTAAAAGATTTTAAAATACAAAATAAACGCCAATTCATTATTATTCTTGTAATATTAGGAATGTTTACCACGCTATTAGGATATACAATTTATCTGTTAAACGATTTTGGCGTTAGCACCGAAACAGATACTATTGATATAGATAACGTAGAAACGATTGACAATTCACACATTAAGATTGGTGATGATGTATGGGAAAAATCAAAGTAACTAGAACTCGTACCACTAAATATCGCAAATCAAAAATGGTTAAGGATGGCAACGGACAATATCACTGTCCAACTTGTGGTGCATTCAAAAAAGGTAAGAAGAAATAATGCTTAAATTAGATTTAACTAGAAAAGAATACGATGAGTTGATAGATAAATTAATGTTAAATGATTTTCAAAGAAAAATTTTGGAATACAGAATAAAAGAATATAGTATTACTAAAATGGCTATGTTGGAACATTGCAGCGAGAGTACAATCAACAGAGAGATAAGAAAAATTAAAAACAAAATAAGGAGAGTAATTTGACTTACTCTTTTTATTTTGATATAATTATATTGGTTATAATAGTAAATGAAAGATATTTAATGATGGGTAGGATACTATTATAACCTTAAAGACCTACTTATCATTAAGTATCTTTTTTTACTTCAACCTAGAAGTAGGGCACAATGGCTAAAAAGAAGAAACAAAAACAATTTAGAAATTTTGAAAGTTCGGAATTTTTGAAAGATTTTAAAGAACCTTATATAAGCATTACCAAAAGTATGCTTACAAATAACAGATGGTTAAATTTAAATTATTCCTCGCAAATAATATATCTTTATATGAAATTGTGGTCTTACGGAAGACAAGAATTTCAATTTTCATATTCTCTTGCTTTAAATGTATGCAAAAGTAGAACGACATTTAAAAAGTCTATTGACGAACTTGTTAATAATGGCTTCATAGAAATCAAAAAAATATCTAAAAGACCAGGTGTAGGAACTACTTATAGTTTTAGTAATAATTGGTATAAATAAGTGAATATATATGGTTATATATTATTAAGTACACAAAATGTACTAGTAAACCCCACTCTTATTATTTAGTACATAAAGTGTACTAGTTTTTTTTATTTCACATAAAAATCAAACTTTTCTATTATTTAGTCCATTTTTTGGTAATGGCTAGTCCATAAAATGGACTCTTTGAAAATTATATGGCAACAATAAGATATTATTGGCTATGTTTTTAATGATATTCTTATTCTAGAAAGAGAGGAGATATATAGTTTAAAGCAACTCTTAAAACGATTGTGGTTTTACTATATACCTCTCTTTTTTTGAAAGGAAGAATTAATATGTTTAACCCATACAATAATCAAATGTATATGAACGATTTGCAAAATATGAGAGATAGAATTGATAGGCAATTACAAATGGCTAATCAAAACCAACCTCAATCTACTCCTATCACTCAAAATTTTCAACTTGCTCCTAGTCAAAATAACAATGGAATTAAATATGTAAATTCTATTGATGATGTAAAAAAAGAACTTGTATTTGTTGACACATTATTTGTCAATAAAGAATACACTCAATTATGGCATAAAAACGCCTCTGGTGAGATTAAAACATACGAGTTAAGGGAAATAATAGAGAAAGATGAAAAAGACCTCAAAATAGAGCAATTAGAGGCTAAAATCAATATGTTGGTAAAGGAGAGAGAAAATGAACAATATGTTAATGAAGATGCTAATGGGACAACTTCAAGCAAGAAATCCGCAAGCAGCAAGTCAAATTAGCCAAGCAATGCAAAGTGGAGTAAATCCTAAAAATTTAATGAAACAAATGATGGGTAATATGGATAACAATCAAATGCAAAATGTTATGGGTCAAATGAAACAGTTTGGTGCACCAGATAATGTATTAAACGAAATTCAAAATATGAAATAGGTATCTAGCATATTCCTAATAATAGGAAAATGGTTTGATATAAATTATAGAAAGGAGACAAACTATGGAAGCAATGTCAACTGGTGGAATTGTACCAACTCTTGATTATTCAAGAAATAATGATGGCTATGGTTTCGGTGACGGTGCTTGGTTCTGGATTATCATAATTCTTTTTGCTTTCTGGGGTAACAATGGTTGGGGTAACAGAAACAATGGTTTAGAAACTGATATTGATACTCGTTTTTTAGAAAGAGATATTTTCAATACTAATCAAAATGTTTCCAATACTGCATGTACAACTCAAAGAGATGTACTTGAAAACCGTTATGCTTTAGGAACAGAAGTTTTAGAAAACAGATTCAATTGTTCTCAAAACGCATGTGCTACGCAAAAGGAAATCTTACAGAATAGATATGATAATGCTTTACAGACACAAACATTATCTGCTCAAATGGCTGAATGTTGCTGTAATTTACGTGCTGAAGGTCTTGCTAATACTCAAAAAATCGTTGACCTTATTCAACAAGATAAGATTGACCAATTACGTGACCAAGTTTATACAACTAATCAAGCACTTAATAACACTAACCTTGCTAATACTATTATCAATAGTGTTAGACCATTCCCAGCACCTAGTTATATCGTAAGTTCACCTTATACTAGCCTATACAATCCATACAATGGATGTAGTGGTTGTGGGAACACAACAATAATTTAAGCATAAGCCTATTATAGGAACCCCGATTACGGGAAATTGCAAAAACTGAACGGAACCGAACGGAACTGAACGGTAGAATAAAGATAGGCTTAAAAACCTATCTTTTTAATTAAAATAACAAACATACATAATAAAATGTAAAAAGTGTTATAAATTTTTAAAAAACACACAATAAAATTGATTTTATTGTATAAACTTATAAGAAAGGAATGATAAATAATGATAAATTCGGTACAAGAAACTGCTTTAACTTTAGCAAATAATACGTCAAATATATCTTTTGCTAGTGATGTTGTAAGAACAAGAAATGCTAATTGTTGCGGATTTTTGAGCCACAGTGTAGGGGGTACACAATATCAAATTACTGCTCCAGGTATTTATGAAATTATGTTTAATACAAATGTAACTTCTGCTACGGCTGGTGTTGTCGCTCTAGGTATTAAAGCAAACGGAGAATTGTTAAGTGGAACTGAAATGGATTACACTGTTGCCACTGCTAATGCTTATAATAGCGTATCTTCTAATAGACTTTACAGAGTTTGCGGAAATGGGTCAGTAACTATTACTGTTGGTTCTCTACCAACAAGCGGTGCAACTGCTACTCAAATACCTACTATCAAAAATGCTTCATTAGTAATTAAAAGAATTGGTAATTAATGAATAACGAAACAAAAATGCCATGGAATTATGATATTTTAAATATCATTTCCATAGCAAGTTATTTACTATCTATTCAAAACTTGCAATTAAACCAGCAAGATTTAACTAATAATAAACTTAATGAACATTTACAAGAACAAGATAAAATATTACGAGAACAAAATGAAAAATATCTAACAAAAATAATTCAACAAAATGAAGAATTATTAAAACTTCTGAAAGGAGGGATTAAATGAAAATTAAAGAAATGCTTAACATAATCATTGATAAGGGGAAAACCGAAGATATGTATAAGTTAAATGAAATGTTAGACGAACTTATTTGTGATTTAAAAGAACAAAAACCGCAATTGTATAAAGAATATAAAATGAAATTATATAAATTAGCCTATGGAAGTGTTTTAAGTGAAAAAATGGCAGAAGAAATAATTACAGAAATGGAACCATATCATATGAGATGGTCATTAAGTGAAACAAGGCAAGTTCAAGAACAATATGGTTTAGATAGAATAAGAGATATAGATTTCTGGGTAGTCATCAATTCTGCTTATAATGATTATAAGGAACTATTTGATGACAATTTAGATATGTACGTTAAATTTACAAAATTATTCATAATGGATAAGGACGGTAAAGAAGATAAGGTATATTTATATTTCATGAATATACCGAAAGAAGATTAATTTCTTCTTTATCAGGGTGTACCCAAGAGGCGAGGGACGTTACTGCAAATAACGCATACGTGGGTTCAAATCCCACCACCCTGTCCATGTTGAAATTAAATAGCAATAATGCTATAATTATAAATGGTGTCTATAAGACACTATTTACTTTGAAGCATTTAGTATAACTAAATAGATTAGTAGAAGTAAATCAAACAACCATAATAGGTTGTTTTTTTGTGAAATAAAATAAATATGATATAATTGAGTATAATGAAAGGAAAATGCAACGATGAACAAAATAATAATAACAAGTGAACGAAAATTTAAAGATTCTAATATCATAGTTGGTTATCTTGAAGAAAATAAAGTTGAAAAACTACAATTTGAATTTCCAAAAGAATATAAAGATTATGGAAAAAGAGCGTGTTTTGAAACTGCTGATAGTAAATTTTCATTAATTTTTGATGATGCAACTGGTGATACTCTTACTCTAACAAGAGAAATAACTCAATTTAGCGAATTAGATATGAGTATTATGTTTTATAAAATTGAAAATGATGATGAAATTATTGCAAGAACTTCTGTGTTACATATATCTATTAAGAACTCAATCGTATGTGATGATGATATAACGAGAAGTGAACCTAGAGTTATTATACTTGACGATTTAATAGAAAAAGTGAATAACTTAGACGTTGATTTACAAGATAATATACTAACAATAACTAGAAAAGATGGAACTCAAAAATCAACAAATGTGAAAGGTGAAAGAGGAGAACCTGGCAAATTTAAAATTCACATAGTAGAACAATTACCTACAATTGGTGAAGATGGGGCTATGTATCTTATTAAGAAAGAAACGACAAGTCAAGAAGATTTATATAATGAATATATCTATGCAGACGGTGAATGGAATTTAATAGGCAATACTCATATTGATTTAAGCGATTATTACACCAAAGATGAAGTTGATGATTTATTATACGACAAAAAAGCAGGCGTTGAATTATTTGGCACATTTGAAGATGGTGTATTAACATTAAACTTAAATGATGAAAATGGTGAAACATTATCTAGTTTAGAAACGGAAATACCACAATACAAAGAAGTGCATTATACATGGGATAAAACAACTGGTGAAGATGCAATACAACTATTCCAAATGGTGTATAGTTATTATAAGTCTGGTAAACTAATTAATGTTGATTTAAAAGATGGCAATAAAATGTATAAACTTACCAATATAAGCCAGCCAAATAGTATGGGGACACAATTTTGGTGTCAATTTAGGACACTAGATTGGTATACTGATAACGTAGATATGGTCTTTTTGCAAACAATTAATGCTGTTTTAGAGGTAAATGGTGGAATAGTACAGAGCGTAGAAGTAAGAGAAAGTATTAACCAATTTGCTTTAGTAAGAGAATATAATGGTAGCAAAGGTGCATTGCCAGTAGATAATACTAAAGAATATATACCAACTAGTGATTATGAACCTGCTACAAAGCAATATGTTGATATATCTCATTATAAAAGAATGCCTGGCTGGAGTTCACAAAGAAATCAAGTTTTAAAAAATATCAATGGAATCCCAACTTGGGTTAATGAGTGATTTATAGAAAGGAGTAATTATTGTGAAACAAGGTAATCAATTTTATTTTACTATGCAATTGGAAGATAGTACTGGTAATAGTCTTGATATAAGCACAGTAAAGAAAATACAATTTGTAATAGGAAATTTAACTAAAATTTATGATGGAACTAATAATGAAGTATCTTATGATGAAGATGAAAATTGTTTTAAAATTTGGGTAACAGAAGAAGAAACATTTGCATTTGATAAAACAATCAAATTAGATGCTAGAATTTTATTTACAAATGACACTATTGGTGGAACTTATATTGAAAGTGTTTATTGGTATGATAGTTTGAAAAAGGAGAAATTAGATGTTTAAGTTAAAAATAATAGATAAACCCGAATTATTTAAAATGAAATGCAACTTTGAATTTCCTAAAATACCAATAGAAAATTTACAAGAAAAAGAAATTGACCCAACAACAAAAAAACAAGAGATTGTTCCTGATAAAGAATATTCTGCTTTATCAAAGGTAACGGTCAATGCTGTTACAAGTGATATTGATAGAAATATCTTATCTAAAAACATTAGGTCAGGTGTTGAAATATTAGGTGTTGCAGGATGGTTAGAACCAGTAGAAGGTGAAGAAATAACAATAACACCAACCAAAAATACACAAATCATAAAACCAAGTGAAGGAAAAAATGCAATAACTAAAGCCACAGTAAATCCTTATGTTCCTATTGTTGATACTAAAACGATAACAGAAAATGGTACATATAAAGCAAGTGATGATAATTTAGATGGTTATAGTCAAGTTATAGTTGAAACAAGTGGAGTTGATATAAACGATTATTTTGATTTGACTAAAAAAAATGACGGTGTTGCTAGGACATATATCAAGAAATTTCCTTTGGTTGATACAAGTTCTTATACTAGTCTTTCAAATTTTTTTGAAAGTTTTTATAGTTTAGAAGAAATACCTTTATTAAATACTAGTAAAGTAACTAATATGAATAGATTTTGTGGTTATTGTAGAAATTTAAAAATATTTCCACAACTGGACACTAGTAAAGTAACTAGTATGAATGAAATGTTTAGCAACAATTGGTCATTACAAGAAATACCTCTATTGGATTGTTCAAAAGTAGTACAAATGTCAAGCACTTTTTGGTATATAAATCCAGGAGTTAAATTAGGCGGATTTTTAAATTATGGGCAAGCGTTTTTAACAAGTGCAAGTGCAAATTATACAAACTACACTTTAGATATAAGCCAAGGACACAATCTTTATTTTGCCACTGAGACAAATTTAACTCACGACAGTTTAATGAATGTAATAAATAATTTATATGATATAGCAACAAAAGGTGTAAAAACACAACAGTTAATTATAGGAAGTAATAATACATCAAAACTTACGGCAGATGAAATAGCGGTAGCTACGACAAAAGGATTTTCAGTTTCATAATTTAGAGAGGAGAATTAATATGCAATTGATATATTGGGCAAAACCAAAAATGATAATAAGTGATAAGGGTAAAATGATACGTGACAGAAATGATGTATATGTACCTGAACATATAGATGAAGAAGGTAATTTAATACTTGAAAAAATGCCATATTACACTACAACAATATTTGTTCCTGATAATTTCACCGAAGAGCAAATGAATGAAATATATATTGAAGAAGAAATTAAAGAAAGCGAGGTGTAAGATATGGAATTAACTGTAAGTGGAGTAGTTGCTTTTGTTACACTAATTTTAGGACAAATAACAAAAAAATTAGGATTAGTAAATAAAAAGTACATTCCAATTCAAAGTGTTGTTATAGGGCTTGTAAGTGGGCTTATAGTGTGGTTAGTAGAATTAGAACCTAATATTATGTCTGCTATGCTTACTTGTTTAATAAGTTCTTTAGCAGCAAGTGGATTATACGATACTGCTGAAATAGGCATGAAGAAAGGAAAATAATTATGGAAGATAGAGTAATAAATCGTAGTTCTAAAAGAATTACACAAAAATATAAACCATTAACTCATAAAGGTGTTGACCTAGGTTGGTCTAAAAATGAAGAAGATAACAAGGTTTACGCTAATTGTTATGGCACAGTTTATGAAATTCAAGATGGTCTAGATAATATTAAAGGTGCAAAGGGGGTAAAATCATGGGGAAATTATGTTTATATTAAACATCCAAATGGTATGTTTACAAGATATGCACATTTGCAAAAAGGAATTCCAGTAAGAAAAGGACAAATTGTTGATGAAAACACCGTTGTTGGAATAATGGGTAATAGTGGAAATTCAACTGCTAGACATCTTCATTTTGAGGTTGCAAAAGGCTATTCTAGTTCTAAAAGAATTAATCCTGAACCATATCTAACAAAACCAGTATATTCTGAAAGTAAAGCAGACCAATATTGGGTTTATGATAATAAAAAGAAATATTGGTTACCAAGAGTTTCTATTGGAGCAAATGACTTTGCTGGCAATAAAGGAAATGGCATTGGTGGAATATATATTGAAAATCATAGATATAGAGTGCATGATAAAAAGAAAAATAGATGGTTGCCATGGGTAAATGGTGTAGAAGATTATGCAGGAAATTTATCTAATGATATAGATGCAATCCAAATTGAAAATGCCACATATAGAGTTTATGACAACAAAAAGAAAAAATGGTTACCAACTATTACTGGAACAAAAGATTATGCTGGCAATATTGGCAATTCAATAGGTGCTATTCAAATAATTAAGTAAATATATCTAAATTTAATGAATAAACACATCATATTAAAGAGTTTTACATTAATTAGTGCAATTGTACTAGAAAATGCAAACTCTTTTTATTTTGGCTAAAAATAGGTAATTTGATAAATATGCAAAAATTGCACATATAATAATATTTTGTATTGACAATGTATACACAAAGTGTTATTATTTTATTGTAGAGAGGAGAAAATGAGATGAAAAAGGATACGGTATTTCATATAAGAATTACCAAAACATTTAAAGACATGTTAAAAAAATATGCCGATAAGCAAAATGAACCAATGTCGGTTTATGTTATAAAGTCAATAAGTGAAAGAATGAAACGTGAAGATAGGAGATAAAATGAAACCACATACAATTTATATCATTGAGATGATACCTAAAATGATATTAGGAATAATAATTTTGTGGGGGGTTATTCACTATTTTATTAAAGAATATAAAATTAATTGTTATAAAGAAGATTTAAAGAAAAAAAGGGTTGATACAAAAACAAGACTTAAAAAAATGAACAAGGAGTATACAAAAAATGTCCAAAAACGAAAAGATAGAAAATCCAAAAAAATATCATGAAGCAATATCTTGCATAAAATATAGATGCAAATGTAGTCATACTATAATTATTCCATCATTTGTTGATAGACAATTATGTGACCATTGTGGGCATTGGGTATATAGGACACCTAAATTAGAATTTGAATATAAATTAAGAGAGGAAATGAGAAAGAAATGAAGGATAAAGAACGAGAAATAATATCATTTTACGGTGTAATACATCAATTGAAGTATATGCAAACGGAAATGTTTGAATTTGTAGAAGCAATAATACATTATGATTTAAAAGAAACAATAGAATATGAAATTCCATTAACTGAATTAATTGGTAGCAAAGAACATATAGAAGAAGAATACGCAGATTTAACAATGATGTTAGAACAATTTAAGGAATATTATCAACTAGATGAAGACAATATACAAAGAATAAAAGAGCAAAAAATAGAAAGGCAATTAAAAAGGATTGAGGAGGAGAAATAAGAATATGGATAAAGAACTAATTATAACTAAAGAAGATGTAGAATTGTTAAAAGAAATGAAAGAAAATTGCTTAAAATCTAGTGTTTATGATGATGAAAAAAGATTATTAAAAGCAAATGCTATCACAAAATTTCTCAATTTATTAGACACATACAAAAAACAACAAGAAGTGATTGATAAAGCAACAAACGATTTACAACAAGTTATGGCCAATGTAAACAATAAAACTATTATTTCATTAGGACAATTTGTTCCTAAATTAGAAATAATACAAGATGAATTAGGTGGTTCAAATGATATATTAAAAGAGGCACAAAATGAAAAGAATTAGAATAGAAGAAATAGATGGAACAATTTATATTGATGGAATGGATGTTATAAAAACCATTGGTGAAATTTCAAAAGAAGCAGATAGACTAAAAGCTGAACTCAATAAGCAAAAAGAAGTAATTGATAAGGCGATAGATAAACTTTATACATGGGGAGAAACATTAAACTCAACATTTCAAAAAGAAATGTTAGATATATTAAAAGAGGTATCAAAATGAAATTTATGATGAATAGAATTGAATATACAATAAAAGAAGTATCACAAAAGGAATTTTGGGATTACCAAGTTGATGAACAAGATGGATATTATTATGGGCAAAGTCATTTTCAAACCCAAGAAGTGTGGATTGATAAAGATTTATCTTTAGAGAAAAAAATAAAAACATTATATCATGAATTAACTCATGTTTACATTAGAGAATATTTGACAACAAGAGATATAGAACCAAATGAAGAAGTTCTTTGTGATATTGCTGCTAATAGTCATGATATTATTCATAAAATTGTAGAAGATTATATTGGAGAATATTTTGTAAAGAAATTAAATAAATAATGTAAAATTTTCTCTTTCAAAGAAATATGTGTTGAAATAACAAGTTTAATGATTTATAATTAAAACATAAGAGATAATAATGGCTCTTATAAAGGCAAAAAACAAATGGGATAAAGGTAAAACCTCGCTTTCCATTTATTATAAAAATATAATAACATAGAAAGGAAAAAAATGCAAATGTACGAATTTAAAAAAGAAAAAAAACAAGAACTTCTTAAAGGAAGAACTATTACATCATTGGCAAATGAAATTGGAATGACTATTCATGCTTTAGTAAAAATACTAAATGGTCATGAAACAACAAGGAAGTTAACAGCAACATATATTGTCAAAGTTTGCGATGAAAACGCTGAAATTGAATACTATTTTACAAGAAAGGAAAAATAGAAATGGTAGAAAACGAAAAAAAACTCGAAGATTACATATGTGGCCACCAAGAACAATTTATAGAAACTCTTAAATCCAGTATTAAAGACGAAGATTGCGATATTAAATTTTTAGGTAGGCAAGTAAGAATAGGAAAAGATAATATTGCCGATTTGGTTTATTATTATGATTATAGTTTTATGCCACCAGATGGTATTGAAATAAAAGAAAGAACATATATTATAGTTGAATTAAAGTTTAGACCACTTGAACCTAAAGATTTATCTCAATTAGCAAGATATATGAATATATTAGAAGAAAAAATCTTTCATGAAAAAAAATATCAAGAGTATGAAACAACTATAAAGGGGGTGTTTGTATCTTTCGGCGAGACAAAAGAAATGCAAGAAATATCTATGAGAGACTTTGAAAACATCAGTTATATTAATTTTAAATGCGATTTGACGTTTTTCAATAGTAATTGGGAATATACGGATAAATATTTAGATGAAATAAAATTAGATAGTAGATTAGAACAATTATATAAAGGAGAATAATATGGGGAATGAAATTGCAGTAAATGATATAGCAGATAATTTACTAATATTAAATAAAACGACAATAGATACGCTTTTTAGATTAGATAATTGTTCCGATTGTATAGCGTTATATATTTTCTATTATAAAACTGCTAAATGGCAAAAAACGAATACTATTAAAGCAAATGATGAATATATAAAAAAATCGTTAAAATGGGGTTCAAAGAAGATATTAACAACTAAACAAGCATTAAAAGAAGCAGGATTAATTGATATTATTCAAAAACGAAAAGGTGGAAGAATCGAAGGATGGTACATGAAAATCAATTATCTTGTACAACAAAGGAAAATAGAAGATATAAAAATAACAGTTGAAAACACTAACTCGAGCAACAACTCTCAAAAACAACAAGTTGACGAAGCAACAAATGGTTTTCAAGAAACAAATGCTTTAAAAGAATATATTAAATGCTTAAAAAAAGAAATAGAAATGCTTAAAGAAAATACAAAAGAAAAAAAATCCCTCGAAAAAGAAGAAAAAAAAGAAACTTATGGTAAATACGGAAGAGTAAAGTTAAAAATTTCAGAATATTTAAGATTAAGAGAAGAATTTGGTGAGGAGTTTATTCAAAATCAAATAGAACTTTTAGACGAATATTTAGAAATGAACAATAACAAAAACAAATACACTAATTTTAATTTAGTTTTAAGAAAATCAATTAGAGAAAATTGGTTCAAAGATAAGAAACAAGAACAGAAAGGAAATAATGTATTTTTAGACATTATGAAAGAAGATTATGAAAGTATCAGAAAAGACAATTAAAGAAACATTAACGATTTTAAAATTAACTTATCCCAATTCATTTAGAGATTTGTCAAAAGAAGAAGCAATGTTAATGATACAACTTTGGAAAAAAGATTTTGAAAATGAAGAAGAGGAAACTTTTAAAAAAGCAATTGACAGATTAAGACAAAAATCCAAATATCTACCAAGTATAGCAGAGATAAAAAGTGAACTCGCCACTTTAAATGTAAAAGAACTGCAATTAGATGCAGAAAGCGAATGGGAATTAATATTACAAGCAATAAGACGTTGGGGAAGATTAGACAATGTAGCATTTGAGAAAATAACCCAAGATACTATAAAAGCCATTGGAATACATAGGCTAGAAATGATAGAAACAAGTCAAGTACCATTTATCAAAAAAGAATTCATAGAAATTTGGAATGACAAAAGAGATGGAATTGAAAAAGTTTATACACAAAATATGTTAACTTATGAGGAACAAATAAGAAAAGAAATATTAGAAGAAGATAGACGTTTACTTTTAGAAATGGAAGAATAAATCAAAATAAAGCAATTTAAGAGATGTTTTATCAAAAAAACGTATAAATCATCAAGAAAGAATGAAACAACGCTCTACGTGACTAAAAATTAGTAAATAGAGCATATTAAGAAAGGAAATAAAGATGAAAATTAAAATGATAGATTTATTTAAATTAATGTTAGAAAGAGAAGCACCTAAAAAAATTAGAGTTTTAGGAATTGATATGACATTTATTGAAACAGCAGAATGGGGAGATTATAAAGACGATGGTAGTTGCAGATTATCTTCCTTTAGATTAACAGATTGTTTAAATGAAGATGTAGAAATAATTGAAGAACCAAAGAAGATAGAAAAATTGGTAAATAAAATTGATACGTCTTTTGAAGAAGCAAATTATAGTCAAAGAATGAGATTGACTGAAATGGTGAATAAAATCAACGAACTAATAGATGAAATTAACAAATTAAAGGAGAATGATTAAAAATGTTAATAGATGAAAAATTAAGTGAAGATATACAAAGCAAAACATTAAATAAGTATGGTGTTCAATTAGGAGATAAATTCTATTTAGAACCAGATGATGTGTTGTCTATTATTGAAGATTTATTATTAGAAATAAACAATTTAGAAGAAAAATACGAAGATTTAGAAAGAGATATGCAAGATAACTATAAGCATATTCCTATTGAAGAACAAATTTAAAGAAAGGAAAGAGAAAATGAATAAAGAAGAGTTACCACCTTTACACAAAGATACATATTATTTTGGGTTCGGTATAGATATTGAAAAACCAATTGAAATGGCTAATAAAATTATTGAATTGCAACAAGAAAACAAAATCTTAAAAGAAAATGCAAAACATAATGACAAAGTAGTTGATAAAGTTAATTGGGAAAATATGTTGTTAAAAAAAGAGAATAAAAAGCAACAAGAAGTTATTGATAAAGCAATAGATTATATAAATGAGCATTCAAAAGATGAAAATGGAGATATAGGTATAAATTTATTTTCTTATGATTGTGTTGAATTATTAAATATATTAAACGAGGTGTCAGAATGAATAGTGAATCATTTATACAAAGTGAGTTGGCAAAAAATGAACTTAATCAATTGGAAATGCAAGTTGAAAATTTAAAAGAACAAAAATATAGTGAACTTTTAAGAGAAAATAAACAACTAAAAGAAAAATTAGATAAATATGAAAATCCAAAAGATATGACTTTAATGATGATGTGGTGTACTGAGAAAGTTAAAGATGAAAATAAACAACTAAAAGGTAATTGGAATAAGTTAAAAGAATGGTTAAATAGTTTTCATAAATTAAGTGAATTTGAACAATGGGAAATGGTAAATAAAATGCAAGAAATAGAACAAGGAAGTGATAAATAATGCCTGGGCCACAAGAAATAGATATACAACAAAGATGTATAGATGATTTAAATGAATTTTTACAAACATTAAGTGAACAAGAAAAGAAACGAGTAAGAAAAGAAATGTTTGATGAATTATTTCCAATAGGCTCCGTATATATGTCAATGTCAAGAAAACAAAAATTTCCTTTTGGAAAATGGAAATACCTGGGTAGTGATTCATTTTCATGTTTTTTTAAACGAATAAAATAATATTAGGGGAGTGACAATAATGGAAATTAAAATTAGCGAATTACCTGTTGGAATGATTATTTGGTATAAAAGTATTATTTTAGGAATAACAGGTGCAACATTGCCAAAAAAATATTACGAAAGATATTGTATCAAAGTAAATGGAAATGATTTAGATTATGATTTAGTTGGGGAAAGGTGATAGTAATGTTAAAGATTAAAGATAATGTTGATTTAAAAGAATTAGAAAAATTTAATTTTTGTATATGTGATGATGATATTAAAGTAGATGGAGTACCAATATTATATGATTGTTATTGCTATAAAGATTTTTATCTTTATGTAACAAAAGATAGAAAAATATATGGTGAACAATGTGATTATATTAGAGGAACTGTATTATCTAATGAGAATTTTGATACATTATATGACTTAATAAAAGCAGATTTAGTAGAGAAAGTAAGTGATAAGTAAATGAGTAGAATGCTATGGAAAATGAATTTAATATCAATAGTTCAACAATTGCCTAAAGAAGATATAGAAACAATACAAGGTTATGTTGAAATGATTGAAGAAGAAAATCAAGAATTAAAGAAACAATATGAAAATGCAGTAGCAGATTATGAAACTACTATGGCTGAAAAAGTTGAATTAGAAAGACAACTTGAAAACAATTCAAAAATAAATATAGCAGACCATAAATATGCAAGTGAATGTGAAGATAAAGTAATTGTATTAAAAACTCAACAAAAGAAATTTATAAAGTATTTAGAAGATGAAATAAAACAAAATATTCCAAATGCAAGATGGAAACATTACAACGAAGATGGCTTTAATGATTATGATGTAGAAAATCCTAACTTTATTGAAGTTCAGCCAACTGATAAAGTTTTAAAACAAATTTTACAAAAATACAAAGAGATAATAGGAGATGATAAAGAATGATAAAAGTAACTTTTGAAAAAGATTATAGTAAAGATTTTAATATTAAATTTTATGGATTAATAAAAGTTAATATCATTTATGAAAATGGAAAAATTATATCAATTAAAGAAAAAAAGAAAGCAAAAGAATTAGTTGAAGAAATCATAAAATTTAAAGAATTTTATGATATAAAGACTGATGATGTAATAACTATAATTGATATGTACTTTGATAATTATTTTAGTATAGAATATATTGGGAAACCATTATTTTAGGAAGTTGGTGAGTAAATATGATTAATATAGAAGATATGATTATAGATTCCAAGGAATTAAGACTTATAAAAAAGAATAATTATGACTACGGAAGTTATACTAAATATGCAATATATATTGAATTCAAAAATAATGATGGTGATAATATCTTTTTTGATGATTGGCAAACAAGAGATAAAATTTTTGAAAATTTAATATCAAAATTGTGTATGAAGAGTGATTAAATGCTAGATGAAAAAAAGAAGTAAAAACTATTGAAATATTTTTAAAAAGGTGGTACACTTTTATTATGAAAGGAGATAACCTTTGTGAGCAACTTGGATAATAATTATAGAACTTTTGAAAAGAAGATTGACAAAATTCATCAAAGAATAATATTACCTAGATATTTTACAAAAGTTTATGGCGATTACTATAAATTAAAAGTGTATTCAGATAAGATTGAAGTAATACCATCTACTAAAGAAAATTTTCAAAGTAAAAAGAAATAATTTAAAAAAAGGAAGGTTGAGATTATGGAAGAAATTAACGTTAATGAAATTGTTGAAATAAAACAATTACCCGAAATTTATCAACAACTTGATAAAGTAAATAAAATAGTTGTAGATAAAACAAAAGACATTGAAGAAATACTACAAGAATTATCAAAATTAAGTGAAGAAGAACAAGAAGAAAAAAAACAAGATATTAAAAAATATAGAACATACTTAAATTCAATGAAAACAGATTTAGAAAATAAGAGAAAAGAAATCAAAAAGGCTATTCAAAAACCTTATGATGAATTTGAAAGTATCTATAAAGATAAGGCTTTAAATGTACTTGATGAAGGAATTGATAAGTTATCAAGTGCAATTGGTGATATTGAAACAAAACAATTGCAAAAGAAATATGATGAACTAATTTTGTTCTTTGATGAATATGAAATATTTTATCATATTGAAAATATAGTATCATTTGATGATTTACCTATTAAAATTAATTTATCTACAAGTCTGGAAAGTTTGAAAAAACAAATAATTGCATTTTGCGAAAAAGTAAGCAACGATATGATTGCAATATCAAGTGAAGAATTTAGAGATGAAATATTACTTGAATATCAAAATAATGGCTTTGATTATACTAAAGCAAAAATAACAATTATAAACAAACACGAAATGTTAGAAAAGATAAAGCAACAACAAGAACAAGTACAAGTAGAAATACAACAAGAAACAACAGTTGTTGAGAATGTTAACACATTATGTTCTGTTCCAATTGAAATAAAAGAAGAAGAACCAACAGAAAATGGTGAGATAATTGAAGTTTCATTTATTATTAAAACAACAAAAGATAAAATAATAAAATTAAAAGATTATTTAAAAGAAATGGAGATAGATTATGAGTAAGGAACAATTTGAAAGTATTGTTACCAGTCAATTCATCAATCAATCAATGCTATCTGTGGTTTTACAAACTCTTGATTTTAAAGAAGAAAGAATACGTAAAATTTGTGAAATTGGCATTAATGCAGCAGATAAATATTTAAAAGAGCTAGAAGAAATGGAGAAAGAAAATGAAAAATGATTTAGTAAAGAAACAGCCTGCATTTAGTGTGGCTATTCAAAGCGATATGTATAAAAAATTAATTAATAATACTTTAGGAGACCCTAAAAAAGCAACTAGATTTATTGCAAGTATTACAAGTGCGGTAGCAACAAATCCAGCACTTCAAGAATGTGAAACAAGTACAATTATTGCTGGAGCACTTGTTGGCGAAGCACTTGGATTAAGCCCTAGTAATGCTTTAGGAGAATATTATCTAGTCCCTTTTAAAAATTCTAAAGAGGGAATAACAAAGGCACAATTTCAACTTGGTTATAAAGGCTACTTGCATTTAGCAATTAGAAGTGGGCAATACAAAGATATTGATGTATTTGAAATTCATGAAGGAGAATTTAAAGGCAGAGATAAAGAAACTGGCAAATTTAAATTTGAATTCATTGAAAACGAAACAGAAAGATTATCTAAACCAGTAATTGGTTATATGGGTTATTTTGAACTACTTAATGGTTTTAGGAAGACTTTATATATAAGCAAAGAAGAAATGGAACAACACGCAAATACATATTCTAAAGCATTTAACCTTGAAGATTATAAAAAATTGCAAGCAGGACAAATACCAGAGAAAGATTTGTGGAAATACAGTTCATTTTGGTATAAAAATTTTGACACAATGGCATTTAAAACTGTCTTAAGACAATTAATATCAAAGTGGGGCATAATGTCAATTGAGTTACAAGAAGCATTTACAAAAGACATGGCAGTTATGAAAGACAATGGCGACTATGAGTATGTAGATAATCCATCCTATGAAGAAGAACTAGTATTTGTTAAAGATGAAGAAAAAAAGACAACAAAGTCTTTAGATGAGATTAATTAATGAAATACCATTGTTTATTTGAACAAAGTGGAACATTTAAAAATGAATTCAAAAAATTAGGATATGAGGCTTATGATTATGATATTTTAAATGATTTCAATGAAACTGATTATGTTATTGATTTGTTTAATGAAATAGAAAAAGCATACGATAATAATACAAGTATATTTGACAATTTTGAACAAAATAGAGATTTTATAATTGCTTTCTTCCCGTGTGTCCGATTTGAAGAACAAATACAAATGCATTATAGAGGAACGACATTTCAACAGAAAAATTGGTCGTTGGAAAATAAATTACAATACGACTTAAAACTTCATAAAGAATTATCTAATTTGTATGATTTAATTACTAAATTAGCGATAGTGTGTATAAGAAAAAATATTCCTTTAATAATTGAAAACCCTTATAGTACTAATCATTATTTAGTTAAATATTGGGCTATACCTTATACGATATTAGATATTGATAGAACTAAAGAAGGCGATTATTACAAAAAACCTACTCAATATTGGTTTATAAATTGTGAACCAAAAAACAATTTTATATTTGAACCTTTAAAATTCGTTGAACGTAAAAAAATTTGTGCATTAAAAAAAGATGGTGGAGTAAATGACACTGTGGAAAGAAGTTTAATTCATCCACAATATGCTAATAGATTCATTAGACAATATATAATTAATGAAGAAGAGGCGATGAAAGATGAGTAGTGAAATAATTGCAAGTAGTAGTTCAGGCAATGCTATATTACTAGAAAATGGCATTATGCTTGATATGGGAATTACATTCAAAAAAGCAAAACCATATTTAGATAAAACGAAAGTAATTTTTATTTCACATATTCATCATGACCATTGTCTACCTAGTACGATTAAAAAAATAGCATTTGAATATCCAAATATGAAATTTATTACTAACCAAGTTAATGCTAACCATCTAGTAGAATTGGGAATAAATAAAAAGAATATATTTGCACTAGAACTTGATAAATGGTACGACATAGGAATATGCAAAGTTAGGTTAGAATATCTTATTCATGATAAACCAAATAGTGCATTGAAAATAAATCAAAATGGCTATAAATTAATTTATATTGTTGATACAAGTTCAGTAGAACATATTGAGGCTAAAGATTATGATTTCGCTTATATTGAAGGGAACTATCTTACAGAAGAAGAACTTGATAAGAAAATAGAACAAGATAAGTTAGAGAATAAATATTCGCATTATGAGAGAGTAAAAAATACTCATTTAAGCCAATTACAAGCGTTAAATTTTATTCAAAAAAATAACATAAAAGATTATTGCTTTATTCACCAACACAGAGAAAAGGAGGAAAAATAATGCCGTTATGTAAAAGTAAAAGTAAAAAATGTATATCAAAAAATATAAAAGAAGAAATAAAAAGTGGTAAAACAAAGAAACAAGCAATTGCTATTGCATTAAATGTTTCAAGAAAAAAGAAAGGGAAAAGAAAATGAAAAAATATAATTATAAAGTAGGAGATAAAGTTTTATTAACTAATAAAAGACCAAGTTGTTGGAATCAAAAAGGACTTGAGAATTAGGTCTATTTGAGGAGGAATAATATGCTAAGAATAATAAAAAATAAGACATATAAAGGTATGAAAGACCAAATTGATAGACTAACTAAACAAATCTTAAAACAACAAAATGAAAATAGTCAGTTAAAAAATGAAAAATTGGCACTTGCTAAACATATAGAAAGTCAACAAAATGAAATACATAGACAAGCTTCTGAAATTAAAAAACTAAAGACTTTGTTAACTAAAAACAAAATATCTTATGTTAAAGAAGAAAAAGAGGTGCCAAGATGCAGGAAAACGAAATAATGTATACTCGTTCAAATGGTGAACAAGTACCTATTAAAAGTCTGAACACTGAACATATCTTGAATAGTTTATCTAAAGAATATAGAGAGATATTTAATTCACAAAATAAAGGTGAATTTAGTGAACATCTTAAAAAAATAGATATGCTTAAAAATGAATATTATACTAGATTAAATAAATTCAATGAAGAATTAGGAGATTAATATGGAAAATCAAGAAGAAGTAAAACCTAAAAGATATTACAAAATTGAACCTGGAGATAAAGTCAAAATAAAAAGAACGGATTTCAATGGTTATACTTTCTATAAAGTTCCATTAACTAAAAAGAATAAAAATGGTGTAAAAGAAACTTATGAAAAGACTATTGTATTTCCTAAAGATACAGATATTCCAGATGGTTCTTATGTTAGAATAAAAGACTTTTATGAAGATATGTATTTTGGAAAAGTAGATAAATATAATCCTATATGGACTATAAGAGTACTTGATTATGAATTACTTGGTGATGAAATTAATGAAGAAACAGCATTAAGCGATTATTTTAGTGAAGTAGCAGAAAGTGGAATAGATATTGATGATGATTTATTACCATTTTAATACACAATAGAAAGGAAGTGAAAAGAATGGAAATATTATTTGAAATATTTAAAGCAACAATGTGTGTTGCAGGCATAGTTTTCTTTCTTTTAATAATTTTTTCAATAATAAATACAGTAATTAAAAATATTGAATTAAATAAAATGCGTAAAGAACTTTTTGAAGAAATAGATAATATAATTGATGAAGAACTTGAAAAATTATTCACTGAATTATCAAAGGAAGAACCTACCAAAAAAAGAAGAAAATCAAAGAAAGAAGATATTTAAAAATAATATCTTTTTTTATTGCATTTTTAAAATTATTATGCTATAATTTAATTGTAATAAGAAAAGAGGAGAATTTATGAATTATGAATTAAAAAGAGGGGATTTAAATTTATTTGAAAAAGGAGAAAATTTTATTGCATATTTAGATGTAAATAAACTTACTTTAACTGCTTATAAAAATGGAATAAATAGTTTTCTTAAATATTTAGAAAAGAAAAATGTAAAACACCCCACTAGAAATGATTTTAGGGATTTTAGAGAAGAATTAAAGCAAAGTATGTCTATTAATACTATCAATAGTTATATGACTGCTATAAGGCGTTTTTTTAAATATTTAGAGGTGAATGGGATTTATGAAGATATTACCAAAGACATTAAGAGTTTAAAGTACTCTAAAATACCAAAAACACAAATATTAAGTGAAGAATTATGCAAGAAAATATACAAAAGTTTGACCGATGCAAGAGAAAAATGTTTATTTAGTTTGTCTTTAACGACTGGTTTAAGAGCAGAAGAAATAGCAAATGCAAAGATAGAGAACATAAAAATGTACAATGGCGAAGTTGTCTTATTTGTTAAATGTAAAAAAAGAGATGATGAAAGTGAATATGTTAAATTATCTGAACAAGTTCTTAATGACATATTAGAATATATAGAACATAGAAATAATGGAAATATATTTATATCTTCAAGTAATAATAACAATGGTGGCGGAGTTACCAACAAGACAATAAGAGATATATTAAAGAAAATATTTAAGAGATTTGGAATAGAACAAGATGGAATATCTTGTCATACAATGAGAAGAACATGTGCAACACTTCTTTATGAAAAAGGGCAATCCTTATATGATATTCAACAAGTTCTTCATCAAAAATCAAGTCAAACAACAATTAGATATATTAATCAAGTTACTAGAGATAATAATAAAAGTGAATATATATTAAGTGATGCAATATTGGGAGGTAGATAATATGAGAGGTAGACACGAAAGTATAGTTGGTAAAAGGTTCGGTAAGATAGTAGTACTAGAAGAAATTTTAAATAAGGGTGCAAAGGCACTCTGCAAATGTAAATGTGATTGTGGCAATGTATTTACTACTAGACAATATTCCATAACTGCTGGTGTGGTTAAAAGTTGTGGGTGCATACATAGAGAATGTATTTCAAAAGTGGGTAAATCTAATAGAAAATATGAAAATAAATGTACAGAATGTGGAATTGAAGAACATTATGCAAAAGGTTTATGTAGAAATTGCTATGCTAGGATGAAAAGAAAGGAGCAATCAAGACAATGCCAAGAAGAAAAATTAGAGAAATAAGAGAAAAGAAAGTTAAAACAACAAGAAAAAGAAAAGGCGAAAAAAGTGGTAGAATTTCTGTCTATATGGATAAAAATACAATTGATGAATTTAAAGCACTATGTGGAGATAAAACCCAAGACATATTAAGAGCACTTATCAAAAAATATTTGGAAAAAATCAAAAAAATTGATGAAGAAGAGAAGGCAAGAAGAAATGAATATTTGAAATCTGGAAACAAATACAGACTTTAAAACTTGTTAAAATTCTAAAACTATGATATGATTTTGTTATAAGGGAATACCTTATATTAAAAATGTCAATTTTGTTAATGTTTACTAATCCCAAACAAACAAAACTTTTTCTTTTATTTTCTGTTACTATTACAAGTTTTTGGCATTTTTTCTTGTTTAGGAGATGATTCAAATGGGCGAATTCCTAGGTATTATTATTATGATTTCACTAGGTTTATTCGCCTATTTTTTATGCAAATTAAACGATAGAAGTACAAATGAAAAAATATTGAAAAAGAAAGATGAATAAATTAAAATATGAACATGCAATAATAACAAAAGATGGAAAAGCCTATAATATAAATATTCATAAAGTAGTTGCTGAAACATTTTTAGATAAAAAAAGTTTTAAATCTATGCCTTATGAAGATAGGGATAGAATTGATTTAGATAAATTAGTAATAAATCACAAAGATGAAAATCCTTCAAACAATCGTGTTGATAATCTTGAATGGTGTACTCAATGTTATAACATAAATTATGGCACTAGAAATAGCAAAGTTTCAAAGACGATGATAAATTTTGAAAAATATTCGGTAAAAGTAAATCAATATGATTTGGATGGTAATTTTATTAAAACATGGAATAGTTTGAAAGAAATTGAACGAACATTAGGATTTTCAAGATGTGGGATTTCTAAATGTTGTCGTGGCATTTATAAACAAATGAAAGGATATAAATGGAAATATTATGACAAAAAAAGAATTAAAAGAGTGGTATAGTAGTGTGGACTTTATAAAAAAAGAAATGCAATTTTATAGTATTGGGGACTTTTGGAATAACGCAAGCGACATAAGATTTTATTTCAATGAAAGTAATTCTTATATCAGACAAATGTATCAATGGTATGTATTTGCAAATACTAATATAACAATGAAACAAAAAGAAATGATATGGGATTATGTTACTAAACCTTATGTGGAGTAGTTTAGAACATAGAAACTAATAAACATATTGCATAAATTAAAATAATTTGTTATAATTAGTATGTAAGCCAAATGGCTTATTGATTGATTTTTTTTAATTCATAATTCACAGAAGAAATCTTGTTAATCCCCTTTTAACAAGTTTTTTTCTTTTTTATGATATAATAATTTAGAGGAGAAGATTTAAATGGGTAAAAAAGAAGAGGCAAAATATGCTAGAGAATATTATAAAAAGAATAAAAAGTATCGTGAAAAGAAAAAAGAAGATAGATTGAAATATGCCAAAACTCACAAAAAAGAAGAGGCTAAACAAAGTAAAAAGTATTATTGGAAAGAGCCTGAATACAGAGCAAAGAAGAGAAAATACGCTAGAGATTATAAGAAAAAGAAAAATAATTCCAAATAATTCCGCCTTTTTTTCTCTTTGCAAAAAAGAAAATAAAAATTTAAAAAAATTCCACCTTTTTTCTACAATATTTTTGGCAAAAAAACAATTTGCGTAAAATAATTGTAAATGTCAATGTAAATAAAATGTAAAAATATTATGTTAACTCTTTCTTTAATTAAATTAATAAAGATATTTAAAACATATCTTTTTTGATGGTTTAATATAGTTATTTTAAATGTTAACATATTAGGTAATGCAATTATACTATAAAACACAAATGTTTCTTAAAATGGCTAAAAATGATGCTTTTTGATATATAGCAAAATAATGTAAAATAAAAAAGCACTTATTAAAAGTGCTTAAATAGTTTGTTGATAGCATCTAAAGCGATATTTGCTTTCCAAACCCAATGCAATTTTACTGGTTCTTGTTGCGTTGGTTCTTGTTCGTTTGTATATTTATACTTGTTTAATAATTCTTTTAGTACTATATCGTACATTTTTGCTATTTCTTCGTTGCTATACTCTTTAAAATCTTCTTTAATTTCTTTTATCATTGTGTCTTTAAGTTCTACGTATTTATAGGTTAAAATAATATATTTTTTTGCGATGTCGCTTTTTTTGTTTGCGATTTCTAAATTATATTCAATTTTATTAGTTATAATCTTATGTAGTTTTTTCTCATTCTCTTCTTTTCTTAGTTTGTTTTTTTTGTTTTCTTCTCGTTCAATTTTTGAATAGATAGAGAAAAAGATTTCGTCTAAATAAATATAATCATCAATTTCTTGATTCTCTTCTTTGCTAACTTGTTTTTTTTCTTTTCCAGTCAGCCAAATGTTCACATTTTCTTCAATTTTTGCAAGATTTTCAAACTCATCAAGAGTTGAGTTGTTTTTTTTGTCATTTTTAAAAGTTTCTATCGTTTCAATAATTATATCATTTTTATTTTCTAAAATGTTCAAGAAACTTAAACCTTGAACAAGTTTAAGCTGTAATATAGTAGTTAAATTATATTTTAAAGCCTCTTGACGGGCTTTTTTTTGTTCTTTTGCTTGCTTTTGTGTTTGTGTGTTTGATATTTCGTTTTTTATTTGTTTAATATCGTTTTTCATTAAGAATCCCCCTAAATATCTTGTAATTTATCTATTGTTTTAGATAATTCTTTAATTTCATAGTCGGTTTTATCTTCTGCAATATAAAGTAACGTCAAAATATCATCTAATTTCTTATCAATTTTTTCAATTTCTTTTAATGCCTCTTTGTCGTTTCTAAAAAAATATTTTAATCTATTCATTTTTCTCACTCGCTTCCCTTTCTATTTTTGTTTTGTAATTGTTTAAATCTTCCCACAAATCTATAAATTGAGTATAAAATTTATCCTTTTTTGATAATTTATCAAGTTCTATTCTTATGTTATCAAGTTCTTGCTCTATTCCTTGCAAAGTTTCTAAATTTTCGGCTATTTCTCTATATAATGCAATAACAATCCCATTATAATTCGGTACGCCATAATCTTTCCATAAATTGTAAGTTTTATTTATTAAATTTTCTTTAAAATTCATTCTTTTCACTCCCTTTTAGAATTTCGTTTATAAATCTTTTGCAATCATCTAGTTTTCTAAATTGAACATTGTTTAATAATTCATTTTTATTATTGATTAAAGTGTACAAATAAAAGTTTTTATCTGTCTTTTCCTTTAAAATATTAATATTTTTGTATTTCTTTAATTTACTTTCTAATATAAACATTTTTCATCATTCCTTTCTTTAAAACAATGGGATTGCGTTTTCTTCCCATTTAATTTTTCTATTACCTCATCTTTAATTTTATTATATTCTAAATAATTCATAATTCTTTCAATCCTCTTTCTTTCTATTTTTTAACTATTTTCTATTATAATTGTGTAATTCATAAAAACTACACTTATAACCCATTTTTTCATCACATTTTTTAAAATCTTCTTTGATTTTGTTTATTATTAATATAGTGCTAGTTATAAATAATATAACTAATAATATTATTAATAATAATCTTTTAATCCATTTTTTTAAATGGTAGATTTTACCGTTTATTTTCATCTCTTTTTCTTCCTTTCCTTTTCTATTACAATTATATTATAACATATTTAATAATAAAGTCAATACCTTTTTACTACTTTTTTGTTAAAATGATACATTTTTTATAACTCACTTTATATATATACTACACTATAAACCTATTTACTACACTATATTAAGATTCACTATACTTAGTATGCTACTATACTACTATTATATATATATTACTATACTATGTGTGTGTACTATACTTTATTATTTACACTATACTATAAGCATAGCACTTATTATATATATATATTATTATTATTACATATTCTTTTTATTTTATTTTCTTTTATTAATTTTATTCTTTCTTTTATTATTAACCTTTTCTTTCTTCTTTTATTAGTATTTTCTTTTCTTTTCTTTTTATTTTTATGTTAACTTAGTGTTCGCTTTTGTGGTTGTGTTACTTTTATAAAAAGAAATATAATAAATTTTTTCAACGTTCAATATTATATCAATATTGGAAGTTAAATGTTAAGAAAGTGTAAAGGCTACCCATACCACCCAAGCAATAAGCAGAAAATGGCTTAGTCAGTACCTCAAATAATTTTAAAACAAAATAAAAGTTGACAATAACCCCCCTCATAAAATACAATAGTTACAAGAAAGGAAGAGAACCATGTGGAAACAATTTAGAGATACAAATTATGAAGTATCAGATAAAGGAGAAATAAGAAATAGAGTAACACATAAAATTATTGCTCAAAATAATAAAGATAATAAACCAAACACATATAAAAAAGTGACAATATCAATAAAAGGCAAAAATAGTGTGTTTAGTGTCCATAGGATGGTATTAGAAGCATTTACTTATAGAGCAGATGATAAAGAAGTAAATCATATAAACTTAAAAAAAGACGATAATAGACTGTGTAATTTAGAATATTGCACTAGAGAAGAGAATAGAGAGCATGCTTTTAAGAATAATAAGAATATAGTTCAAAGGAAACCAGTGGTAGGAATAAATCTTGAGACTAAAGAAATAATAGAATTCAGAAGTTTGTATATGGCTGGGAAATATATTGCAGAAAAAAAGTGCAAAAAAGGTGAAAAAGTTATTAGCCATTATGCTACAACGATAAGTCAGTCTATAAAAGGTGAAATAAATAGTACAAATGGGTGTTATTGGTGGTTTAAGGAAGAATTTGATTTTAATGACATAGAGAAAATGATAGAAAGTAAAAAGAAACCAGATAAATATACAAAAGAGCAGCAAGACATGATGAAAGAAAATAATTTAAACGTGTCTATCGTAAATAGAAGAATGAAAAAATACGGTTTAACTTTAGATGAAGCATTAATGTATAAAAAAAATCATATATTTGTAGAACCAAAAGAGATAGAACCAAAAGCCGATTCCAAATATATGCAAGGATTAGGGAAACGATTTGGCAACTTGGAAGTTTTAGATGTAATAAGAATTAAAGGTACAAAGCCACTATATAAATGTAAATGCGATTGTGGAGAGGTGTTTACTACGCAAGCCACGAATGTACTGATTGGGAAAACCAAAGGGTGTGGGCGTAATTGTAAATTAAAATTAAAAACCCCATTGACAGCCATCAAAAAAAGTGGTAACATTTAAATGTACTCAAGAACGAGTATGTGCTGATTTGTTGGATAAGAGAGAGCGAAAAAAAGTAAATAATCCAGAAGACACTATTCCTAAAACTTTTTATTCATAAAACCAATCATATAAAAACTAAGTTCTCTCTTACCTCCTTTCTGAAAATGTTCTTTGAAAAGTAAGTAAATAGAGCCTTATGAAAGACTATTTGGAAAATAGTAAGGGTCTTGCCTTGAGCCCATTAGTTAAGAGAGAGGTTTCTTAATGGATTGGGTGGTAGATGCTAGTAATAGCGTGTATAGGACTTGGAAACCAAGGAAAAAGACAAGAGCGGTAGAGATAAGGAGATATAAAGGAAGAAAAACTAGTCGCCAGCAACTGATGAAAACGATAAGAGAAATCTTAAAGGGAGTAGCCATGCAATAGTTCTATTAACTGTGGTGGTTAAAAGATGAGTATGTAGAGCCGATAAGTTGGTAAGTGGTTGATACCTAGTGATAGGAGTAAAAATGACTAGAAACTGTACGAGTAGCACAAATCCACTAAAAAAGGATACTCTGCTGATAGTAACCTAAACCGTGTGAAAGTTAGAAGTATCAGTCTTCTCTATGAATAAGAGGTAAAAACGGAGGATAGGTCGCTCCTACCGAGGATTTTTACTGCATAGTGCCTGAATAATGTTGAGCTTATCTTTATTAGTGCGAGGAACACCTGTTTACTTATTTTTTAAAGAGCATTTTTGAAGCGAATGCTCTTTAGGATTATTTAATCCCCTGTGTGTCTGATTGTACAAAGAAAAAGGAGACTTTAATAAGCCTCTTTTTTCGTGTTAAAATTTAGTAATAGTAATTTCTGTTCTAGGGTTTTCCTTGTCGTAATACACCCTAGAGCCGTCATGAGAAGATACAATAGTGTAATTATCATCTAAAATAACACCATAATGTGTAAGCATGTCCGTTGTAGCCTCTAAAAGATTGTTTAAATCGCATTTTCTTCTAGTAGGCATGTAATATACGCATTTCATGGTGATAGGATAATCAATAGGAGTATCTAACTTTGGTAAAAAGGGTTTGCAATCCTTTTCGTATTGTTTGTATAGACTAGAAGGCATTATTATAGGTCTACCTTTAACTAAAACTATTCTTTGCGAGTTTTTTTTAGTTCTAGGTGGTATAGGAATATTAATGTGTAAAGGGGTCATATTCATTTGTTTCACTCTCCAAGTATATTTTATCACATTAGACAAAAACGTTCAAATATGGTATGTTAAATACAAGGAGATAGGGATGTATGAACACAATTAGAGATAAACAAAGTGAAATAGATGAAAATAATAAGATAAAAGTACGCAAATTAGAAGAATTTTATGTTAATGGTACAGTTTCCGATTTAATTCCTGAACTCAATAAGCAAAAAGAGAAGATGGTTGAGAAAATGGTTGAGTATGCCAAAGAAAATGAAGTGGCTTGTAAATGGACTAAAGATGGATACCCAATAGATTATACTATTAAAATAAAACCTATTGTGATTAATAATTACTTTTTTAAGAGTATAGTTCCTTTAGGTAGTAAGATACCAGCATATAGTGCTGAACAAATAGCAATGGCTTTTGACTACTATATGGACATTATTACAAATATAAACGTCCATATAGGTAATTATCCTACTAGTTTAACCACATTTTGTAAGTTTTTAGGCATTAGTATGGCAACATTAAGGAATTATCGTAATAGTGAAGATATGGATATGAGAAATATTGTAGAAAAAATATATGACCAGATAGGTGAAGAGAACCTAACAATGAGCCAAATGGGGGTTGCTAAAGAGAAAAGTACCTTGTTTAGGCTTAAAACTCAAAATGAAATCGTTGAAAAAGCCACCCCAAATGTTAATATCACATATAAAACAACGATTAATAAAGATGATTTAGAAAATAAGTTAGATAAATATAAGGCTCTTTTAAGCAAGAAGGAAGAGTGATTGTTTAGATGAGTGGATTAAGTGAAAAAGAACTTTTAGACTATATTGCTAAGTATATTACTGTCTTAAAGACAAATTTTACATCTAAAAATAAGAAAAAATTGACTTATAACGATATTTTTGACATAATGAAAGACCTTTATGGACTTTTTAATGAATATTATCATCTAAATCCTAAGAAATGTAGTGTTATATCAATAAAAGAGTATATTCCTCTTATTGATGTTCTTATAAAAATTGATAATAATAATAGTCATTTTCCAACATATAGTATGCACATAAAAAACGCTTATAGAATGGCTGCAAGAACTAGTTTAGAACATTATATGGTTTATAGAGAATGGGAAGAAAGACAAGAAGATAAGTTTTTTGCTCCTAGATATGAGGCAATAAAGGGATATATCTATTATTTGGAACAAGTAGTTAAAAATCCTGATTTTAGACTTTTAATATTTAATGCTATGTCAGGTTTTGGTAAAACATACCCTGAAAAGATAAGTGAAGCATGGGCTTTTGGCTATGACCCAACAGGAACGGTAATATCTTTGTGTTCTAATGAAGACGTTGTAAAAGGTGGAAGTAGAACAGTTATTGATGAGATAAAAAGTGAGTGGTTTGGTGAAGTCTTTGAAGATATGGTATATCATGAAGATGATAGAAGTTTCTTTTTAAAAGAGACAGAAGGTAATTGGAAACTCAAAAAATGTAAACTTGTTTCTAGTTATTATGCTAAAACAGTTCAAAGTAATGTTATTGGTGTAAGAGCAAGTCAAAGAATACATATTGATGACCTATACGCAGATTATAAAGAAGCAATGAATCAGTCTTTAAATGAATATTATCTTAATAAGTTTAATACAGTATGGAAGAAAAGATTTGTCCAAAATAAGATACCAAAAGTAGTTGTTACAGGTACATTATGGGCTAGTGGTGATTTTATTAATCTTCTAATAGAACAAACCCAAAAGACCGTTAAATTGCACCCACATCCTAAATTTAAGTACACTTATGTTAATGATGATGAGACGGTAGTTATTATTCAGTTGCCAGCATTAGACTATGAAACTGGTTTATCTACTTGTCCTGAACTTAAAACAACTAGAGAGTTATTGCTAGAAAAAACAACAATTTCCGAATATCTTTGGGAAACAAACTTCCAACAAAAACCAACAGACCCTGAAAGTTTATTCTTTTCTTATAATAAAATTAGAACTTATGAGAAAATACCTGCAACAGAATATACAGGAACTTATGCGGTAATAGATGCAACTAGAAAAACTGGTAAGGATTTCTTTTCAATGCCGATTTTTGTTAAATGCCCTAATGAAAATGATTTTGATTATTATTTAAAAGATGCACTATTTACTAGGACGGCTACTAAAGATATGTATGCAGATGTATGTAATAAAATAATTGAAAATCATATTATAGAACTTGTTATAGAAAGTAATGTTACTAGCGAATTAAAGCAAAATATAGAAAATATTCTTGCAGACCACGGTATTTATTTCTGTCAGATAAGAGAAAAATACAATTGTGAGAATAAACAAATAAGAATTCAAGACCAAAAAGGTAATATTGTAAAAAAACTCGTATTTCCACAAAAAGGAATGTATGGTGTAGATACTGATATTGGTAGATTTATGGAAAATTTGACTCTTTATAATGATGGTGGAAGAAACCCTAATGATGATGCACCAGATAGTTCCGGATTATTTACACAACAATTTATTGAAGGTGAAGGTAAATTGCCTAAAGTAAGAATTATGAAAAGACCTTGGTAGGGTCTTTTTTTGTTGTTAATGTATTGTAAATTTACGAATATTTGACAAAAATAAAAAAATAAATTATATTTATGGTGTGAAATTTCATAGGGTAGGTGGTATTTATAAAGACTTATGGTAGAACAACAATTCTTGCTTCTTATAGTGAAAAAGAACTACTAAATAAAGACCAAAAAGAATTAGATAAGGCTATTTCAGAAATACTTATAAATGCAGATGGTATTCATAGTAAAAATAATACAGATACTTTAATGCTTAAAGCCTACTATAATGGAGACCAAGACATTAAAAATAAAGAGAAATTTACACGAGAAGAAATTAACCATAAAATTGTTGAGAATTGGGCTTATGCTATTGTAGATTTTAAAAAAGCATATTTACTTGGTGAACCAATTCAATATACACAATTAAATGATGCTGGTGGAAAAGAAATATCTACTCTTAACCAATATGTAAGTTATGAAAATAAAGATGAAAAGGATAAAGACCTTTATGAAGATATGCTTGTATGTGGTAGAGGGTTTAGATACATTAATAAAGACAAAAAAGGTGAAGAAGATGAAGCTCCTTTTGAAATTATTAATTGTCCAGTAGAAAATACAGAGGTTGTATATTCAAATATGTTAGGAAATGAGCAATTATTTGCATATATAGTAACTCCAATGATGTATCCCATTGAAAATGATGGAAATAATGCAATAACAGTTACAAAACCTGAAACTTATAATATTTATACTGTTTATTTGAGAAATAAAGTCATTACATATAGTGATAAAAGTGGAACTATTACAAGAATTGAGACAGAACTTGATGATGGTACAAAGGTTGATGAAATACCTCTATTATGGGGAGAACATATAATTACTGAATACAGTTTAAATCGTCAAAGAATTTCATTAATTGAAATTGGTAAAGACTTATTTGACAACATTAATCTTGTTGAAAGTTTAGATGCAGATGATTTTGACCAATATGTAAATGCAATTATGGTATTTACAAATGTTGATGTAGATGGTGAAGATATTGCAAGTATTAGACAACAAGGTGCTGTATGTATAAATTCAACAGACCAAAAGAAAGCAAGTGTTGATTTACTAAAAGATAAAATCAATTCACCAGATACGCAAGTTTATTACAACAGAATTAAAACTGCTTTATTCCAAATATTAGGTGTTCCTATTGCTAGTGATACTGGTAGTGTTGAAAGTGGAGATACTGGTAAGGCTAAACTAGTAGGTCAAGGATTTGCTACTTCAGGTATCCGTATAAAGAACGACATGACAGTATTTAAAAAGAGCGATAGAAATGCTTTAAAAGTTATTTTAAAGATTTGTAATAGTGTAAAAGATAGTGGCATATCATCTTTAAAAGTTAGTGATATAAATACACAATTCTTAATTGATAAGAGCGAAAATTTACTTGTCAAGACACAAGCTTTACAAACACTTTACGCTTGCGATATTCCAAGAGAATTTGCAAATAGTATTGTTGATTTATTTAGCGATAGTAATGCTGTTACTACTGCACAAAAAGATTTATTTGGTGAACAAACTTCGCAACAAAACAAAACGCAAAATGTAAATGATATGTCAAGTGAAAGTGAAGAAAATGTAAACGATGATACAGATAAATTTGTAAACGAAGATGATAAAGCAAATAATCAAAATAATAAAATAACAAATACATTAGAACGTAATGAACAAGGGCAATAAGCCCTTAATATCGGGAGAACTAGTGTGTAGAAACGTGCAATTCGTTTCCTCTCGGCCTTCCATAAGGTTTTATCGTTTGTACGATAACAAACGTAAATATATAAATCTCTATTCAATGGTTGGTAAACCGTAAAATTACTGTATATGAAAAGGAGAAGATAAAATGAAACGTGAAGATTTATTAGCAAAAGGATATACCGAAGAACAAGTTACGGATATTCTAAATACCTTTCATGGTATTAGCAAAGAAAACGAAAAACTTAAAGGAGAACTTATTGAGAAAGCAGACATTGAAACTAAATTTAATGAAGCAAATGCTAAATTAGAAGAAATCAATAAAGCAAGTATGACTGAACAAGAAAAGTTTGAGGCTATGAAAAAAGAAGCCGAAACAAATCTTAAACAATCAAGAATATTACTTAATAAGACAAAGGCTCAAAATATCCTTGTAGGATTAGACATTGACGATGAGTTATTAAGTTCTTTAGTAAGTGATGATGAAAAGACAACAATTGATAATGCTACTAGATTAAAAACAAAATTTGAAACATATAAAGATAACATTATCAAAGAAACTAAAAACAATATTGCTAGTCTAAATGCTAAACCAAATGCTACTAATATTCCACAAGATGATGGTTCTATGACATTCGATAAATTTAGAACATTATCACAAGCTGAGCAAAATGCTTTTGCGAAAGAACATCCAGAAGAATTTGCAAAACTATAATAAAAAATTGAAAGGAAATGATAAAAAATGGCTAAATTTGATAGCAAATCTTGGAATCCCGAAGTATGGGAAAAATACATGCGTAAAGTTCCAAATACAAAAGAAAACTCATTAATTAAAAATGGTTTATTAAATGCTAAACCAAACATGACTGCTAGACTTCGTGATGAAGTAGGTGGAAATTACTTTACTGAACCAATTAAAGGTTTACTAGATGGAGAGGTATTAAACTATGATGGTGTTACTAACTTAACTGCTACATCAAGAGATACTTTTGAACAAGGTAAAATTATAATTGGTCGTATGAAAGGTTGGACTGAAAAAGATTTCTCAACTGAATTAACTGGAGAAGATTTTATGCCTCTAGCAGAAGAAGTTAGAGAATACTATGACAGTGTTGACCAAACAGACATTTTAAGTATTTTAAAGGGTATCTTCGCTATGACTGATACTGGTACTGATTTTGTTGCTAAACATACTTACAAAGTTGATAAAGAATTAGATGCAACAGATATGAATAAAGCTATGCAAAAAGCTAGTGGAGATAAGAAAAAGGTTTATAGCGTTGCTTTCATGCACTCATTAGTTGCTACTAACCTAGAAAACTTAAATCTATTAAACTTCTTAAAATACACTGATTCAAATGGTATTGAAAGAGATTTAACTATTGGTACTTACAATGGTAAATTAGTTGTTGTTGATGACGAAATGCCTACTGCTGATGGTTATGATGCTGCAACTGAAAATACTCCTGGTGCATTAAAAGTTGTTGCTAATAATGCTACACCTGGTGCTAATGAAATTAAATTATCTGATGTACAAAAAGGTGCATTCTATCCAGCAGACGTTGCTGCTAATGAATATGTAGTTCCTGCAACTGAATATACAACTTATGTATTAGGTGAAAAATTCTTTGATTATGACAACGTAGGTGTTAAAGTTCCTAATGAAATGGATAGAGACCCTAAGACAAATGGTGGTGTTGATACACTATATACTCGCCAAAGAAAACTATTTGTACCAAAATGGATTTCATTTACAAAGGTTTCAATGCAAACAAATTCACCTACACCAGCAGAACTTGCTAATGGTGCAAACTGGGTAGTTGTTAATAATGGTAAGTCTGGTAGTGAAAAGGCTTATGTTAACCACAAAATGATTCCAGTAGTACAAATTATCTCAAGAGGATAGTTTATAAAAATAAATAGTATGGAGGAATAATATGACTAGTGAAGAGTTAGCAATACAATTACCAAAATTAAAAACAAAAATACCTTATGATGAAGATATTTTTGGTAGTACAACTTCTTGGGAAAATTGCTTAAAGGATTTATTAGAAGATAGTAAATTTATAGCATTAGAAGTATTATTCCCATACGAAGATTGGGAATGTTATTTATTACCTAAAAGGTATTACAATTGGCAATTAAGGTGTTGCATTGAAAAATATAACTTGGCAGATAAACAAGGATTAACTAATTATAGTGAAAATAGTTTATCTTGGAGTAAAATGACAGATGGTCTATCAAATGACCTTATGTGTAAACTTACTTCAAAAGTTGGCATACCTAAATAGTACGAGGTGATTTATATGTACAATGTAAATAGACAAAATGTGTTCAATTATAAATCTACCTTGTATATTGCCAAAAAATTAGAACCAACCCAAGATGAAAACTTAAATCAAATAGAAAACTACGATACTCCAAAAAAATATAGATTTAACGTACAAGCTGTTAATGAAGATAGTGAAATCAGAGAGTTCGGAGAACTTGCAAATAGAATGAAAGTAGCCCTTATAACAGAAAAATCTAAATATATCGGCAAATTCTATGATTTTGATAAGGCATATTTAGATACAACTCCAAATGGAGAAGTAAAAAATGGTGCAAATGCCGATTATAGAATATATTCAGTAAGAAATCAAAATACTTGCATAAGAATATATTTCTTAAAACTTGTAAAGGAGGAATAATATGGAAAAAATGATTAAAGTAGAGATTAGAAACATTGAAGGAAAAATCATATCAAAAGAAGTTCCTGAAAGTTTATTATCTTTATATTTAAATGGTGGTTGGAATTTAGTTAAAACCAACACCATTAAAGAAAATAAATTTATTTCAAAAAGTGAAATGAATTAATGGAAAAAGTTTATGAAATAGAATTTAGTCAAAAGGGCATAGAAAAATTACAAAAATTATTAAGTTCTTTAGGCACTATTATTACAGACCCAAAATTTTTAGAATATATTGGAAATAAATGCAAATTAGAATTAGAAAAAATTTGCACTCAAAAACTTTCAACAATTACTAAAGAAAATATAGACAAAAGCAATTATATGAATAGTAATCATTTGAAAATTGAAGGAGATACAATTTATTTATACAATAATTCTAAAATAGACATTTCATCAAAGAATATGAAAGAAACTACTAAAGCCAAATATCCTGCTCAATTAAGTCTAGCAAAAATAGTAGAATATGGAATTGGTTATACTGGTTCTATAAGTACTGATAAAAGTGAAGTTGAGAATTGGGAATATGATGTTAACAATCATGGTTATAGAGGATGGTATTACATTGATGATAATGGACAAACAGTTTGGACTAATGGTTTTGAAGGAAGATTAATATTTTATAATTTAAAACTTGCTATTAAACAAAATATAAAGAAATGGACTAAAGAATATATAGAAATAAATCTATAATGACTGAGGTGGAAAAATGAATATAGAAGTTGATTTATTAAAAGAATATAATGCTTTTATGAAAAAGAACTCTGTATTTGCCGAAAAATTGCAAATACTTCCAGATACGCCCCAGTCATTTTCTAAATTTCCAACAATTATATTTAAAGAACAAGATAATACAGATAATTTAAGTTTATTAACTTTAAATAGACTTGAATCCGGAGATAATTTAACTTATCAAATAGATATTTACACAAAAAATGTAACTATAAATGGAACGGAATATAATTCAAGAATAGTTATAAATGAACTTAAAGATTTAACTGCAAAATTCTTTAAATATTGTGGTTTTCAAAGGGAAGGTAGTACTAGAGGAGAATACACAGATGTAAGTGTCAAAAGACAAACAATGCTATTTAGTGGTTCTTTAACTAGTTGGAATAAAAAAATATTTTAAAATAGGAGGAATAAAATATGGAAAGATATTATACTGATAAAGGTTTTATTAGTAAAGGTGCTTCATTAATGATACTTGATGACTCTGATAGCAAATATTTTATGTTGATACCTACTACTGATATGCCAGAAACAAAGGGTGCTCCAAGTACTCAAGCAAAAACTGTATTAACAGATAGTTCTGTTACAGAGGTTGAAGGTCTACAAACTAATGACCAAAAAACATATACTTTCAATTATCATAGAGATAATATCAAACAACTTAAAAAATATGTTGGTAAATCTCTATCATTCTTAGAAAGAAACCCAGATAATACTGGTGAAAAATATACTGGTACAATGAAATTTGGTAGAAGTGCATTATCTGTTGATGGAATTGTACAAGGACAAATGTTTATCACTATAAATAGTGCAGAGGAATTACCAGTTGATGACGTAAGAGATATTATTAAACCAACTGCTGTAATTACTACTCCACTACCTGATGTAACTGTTACTGGAACTAATAAAATAGAAATTGCTATTGAAACTAGTGAAAAAGCGACTGTTACTGCAACAAGTGCTTCTGCTACAATCGCAACTGCTACTTATTCAAATGGTAAGTTAACTATTACTGGTGTTGCAGCAGGTACAACAATGGTAAATCTTGAAACAAGTGCTACTGGAGAAGCAACTTCATATAGAAGTATTGCCGTAGAAGTATTAGCAGCAAGTGGCGAATAATTTAAAATAAGGAAGGATAATTTAATATGAAAGAATTTAGTAAAGAAATTATAGAAATTGATGGTCAAGAATACACTCTATTTCTTAATAGAGAAGGTATTGTTGCTTGGGAAAAATTTTGTAAAAAGGAGCAAAAAGAAGTTGAAAAACTTCAAGAAAAATACAAAAATATTGTCGGCGATGAAGTGGTTAGTATAACGGAAGATACAAACCCATTTGAAGGAATTGAAGATATTGACAATGATGCAGAAACAATTTCAATAATGTATGAAAGACTTTATTGGATTATGTTATATACAGAACATAAATTTACACCTACTCAAGCAAAGGAATTATATGATAAAGCCGTTGCTGAATATGGTGAAGAACAAATTATATTGTTAGGTAATCAAATGATTGAAGATGCAAATAAAGATAATGTTAATAAGCAAAATTTAAAAAACCTAGCAGCACTAAGGTCAAAGAAATAGATGAAAATAAAGATACAGAATATAGTTCACTTACTGAATTTTATTTCAATGAATTATTTCCAAGTGCGATAATGTACGGTATGTCCAGCAAAGAATTTTGGGAAGATGACCCACAATTGTATTGGGCATATCGTATTTTTTATTTAAAAAAGCAAGAGATAGAACAAAAAGAAAAAATGGAATATATAAAATACAATTCTTGGCTTGAAGGAAATATGAATTGTATGGCTACATCTATTGCTTTAAATAATGCTTTTTCTAAATCAAAAACTGAATATCCAAAATATGATAAGGTTTTTGAAAATGAAAACAAAAATAAGAAAAAACTCACAAAAAATGAAATAAATATCAGAGTTCAAGAAGAATTTAATGCTTGGGCTAGATATTAAACTAGAAAGTAGGTGGGGTAAATGAAAGATAGCGATAGTGTTGGTTTGTCTATAAAAATGTTATCAACATCTGCAACCAAAGAACTTAAAAATCTAAATAGTGAAAGTAAAAATTTGCAAAAAAATTTACATACTTTGGGTGATGAAATTAAATACGCTTTTAATTCATCAGTTATAATCGGCTTTGCAAGACTAATAAAGAATGTAACCAACACTATGATAAATGCTGGCAAGGCTCAAACAAAATATATAGAGAATTTACATTTATTGCAAGTTGCTTATGGTGAAACAAATAGTAGTGGTGAAAAACTTGTAAAAAACATGGCAAATTTATCTGGCTTAGATATTTCTCAATTAACTGAATCTTTAGGCAAATATAGACAATTATCTAATGCTCTAGGTATAGCGAGTGATAGTGCTAATCTTTTGAGTGAAAATTTATTAAAAATGCAAAATGATATAGCCTCTTTATATGATTTAGATACTGCGGATGTTAGTAAAAAATTAATGAGTGCTTTAACTGGTGAAACAGAAGCAATTAAAATATTAGGTGCAGATATTACAACAACTGCTCTACAACAAAAAGCTTATAATCTTGGTATTCAAGAGAGCGTAACCAATATGTCGCAAGCTGAAAAAACAATATTAAGATATTTATCAGTACAAGACCAATTGGCAAGTTCTCAAGGAGATTTTGCGAATACGATAAATAGTGTTTCAAATCAAACTAAAATATGGAATGCTCAATTAGATACCTTAGGTAGACAACTAGGTGCGATATTTAACGCAATATTAAAACCTATGTTACCAGTACTAAATGGTATATTAATGGCAATAAATACTATAATAGGTGCGTTATTAGGCTTATTAGGTATTAAAACAAACGTATCTTCTATTAGTGATGATTTTCTTACATTAGGTACAAATATAAGCAAAGCCGGAGAAGCAGGAAAAGAAGCAAATAAATCTTTAAGAGGTTTTGATAAATTAAATGTTATTAAAACACCAACTAAATCTTCTACAAGTGGTGGAACTGGTGGTATTGGAGGAGTAAATTCTAAATTACTTGCACAATTAAAAGAATATAATGATATGTTAGAAGATACTAAAAATAAAGCCACAGAAATAAGAGATAAGATACTGGGATGGTTTGGATTTACACAAGATGCAAATGGAGAATTCAAATTTAGTGGTAAATTAATTGATAAAATTAAATTGGGTGTTCTTGGTATAGGTGTAGCATTCCTTTTTATATATCCGGTATATAAAATTATTAAGAAAATGTTAGATTTAAAAAAAGGAACAAATCTTAAAAAAACAGGTAAAGAATTAGCAGAAGTAGGAAAAAGTACTAATGTTATAAAAGATGGTTTTAGTGATATGCTTAAATCATTTGGTAAAGCAACTGAAATAATTGCAATATTAGGTGGTTTAGCATTGGTTATAAAAGAAATAACTAAACTTATTGATACATTTGCTGAAAGTGGATTAAAGGTATCCGATGTCTTTAAATTAGTCGCTTCTGTATTAGGTTCAGTTGCTGTTGCTTTCACTATAATGGCTGCTGCTACAAAACTTGTAGATTTAGAAGGAGCAATAGGAGCGATAGCAATATTAGGTGGTTTAGCCATTGTATTAAATCAAGTCAACGATTTGATAGCAACTATGGCTCAAAATAATATAGAGGCTGGCGATGTAACTGCTACATTAGTTGGAATAATGAGTTCGTTATTATTATTAATGGGTGGCATTGCATTAATTGGACCTTCTATGACTGCTGGGCTTATACCATTCCTTGCTGTAATTGGTGGAATTTCTGCATTATTGTTAGTCATGAAAGCAACTATACCGACTATACTAGAAGCAGTTGGAGATTTCATTACCAATATTGCTCCAAGTTTATGTAATATATTAGATACTATATTTAATGGTGTAGTTAAAATTATAGATGCGATAGGTAATAATTTGCCAAAAGTAATAAGAAGTGTTGGAGATTTATTTACTTCAATATTTAATGGTATTTCAAATATTATAAGCACTGTTGGCGGTGTGATGATTGAAATATTAAATACAATAGATAAATCAGTAAACAGTGTATTAGAAGCAACAATTAGATTTATAAGTAGACTAGGTTGGGCTATTGATAGTTTTGTAGATGGTGTTATAAGTGCAGTAACAAAACTTGTTAATTTTATTATATATAGTATAGAATATTTAATTAATACTTTAATAGTTGACACTATAAATAGTCTATTAAGACAAGTTAAGAAAAATAAAATTGCAGAACTTCTTGGGGTAGATAAGAAAATAACTCTTCTGGGTGATGTTAAAATACGAAGATTCAAACCAAATTTATATGCTGATGGTGGTTTCCCAACTAGAGGAGATATGTTCATAGCAAATGAAAAAGCACCGGAGTATGTAGGTTCAATAAATAATAAACCAGCCGTAGCAAACCAAAATCAAATTGTAGATGGTATTAGTACTGGTGTTGCAAGAGCAATGTTAAGTATTAAATCACCAAGACAACCAATTGTAATTGAAGCAACTGGAGATACAGAAGGATTACTAGACTTTATTCAATTTAAAGAAAAAGATAAAGATAGACAATACGGTCTATAATATAGAGTAGGAGAAGATTAATATATGAATTATAATAAATATGAAAATTATATAAGAGTAGGACATAATGGAGTAGAAAATTCTGATGGTAGTTATTCTTGTACTGATTTAGCAGACTTTCCTACTCCTTCTTCTTTAGGTACTACTTTACATGATGTTGACAAAGACCCATTCACTGATTTACAAGGATATACTCATAGAAATAGAGTAAGACATGATGTAATTGACATTGAACTCAATTATTCTATTTTAAGTGATGATGATATTGCTTATATACTAAATAGAATAAGTCCAGAATGGATTTATATGGAACTTATTGATAAAAAGACTAAACAAAAGAAAGTGCATAAAGTATATGCTAGCGATAAATCTTTTGATACATTTAAAGTATGGAAAGATGATGACGATGTTTGGCACGAATTAAAAAGTGAATTTAGTGTGTCATTTGTAGAGGAGTAATGAACTATGGCATATAACGTAACAAAAAGGTTTAGAGAAATTGTTTATAGCGGGGGAGCAATATATAAATGCTCTCTCAAAATAAACAATAAATTAGTTCCAAATAGGCAAATAGCAAAAATAACTATATCAAACCCAATAATAGATACAACTAGCGATTATTTTTATGTAGGTAGTTATATAGCACAAAAATTAACTATTAAATTCAAAAATTTAGATAATTTAGATATAAAAAGTAATAATGATGTATCATTAGATATTAGTTTAGATGTAGATGGAACTGAAGTAAATGTTCCTATTGGTAAATTCTTAATAGATGATTTAAGTGAGAATTATTATGAAACATGTGAAATCACTTGTTTAGATTATTCTGTAAAAGCAAAGAATAATATTGATTATTCTCCATGCTTTGTAGATGGCAAAGCAAAAATAGACACTATTTTTGAATACATTTGTAACTTTTTTGGTATAACATTTGACCCAAATTATCCTAAAACTAACGGAAACATTGAAGTGGGTGTATATGATAGCACAGTAAGTGGTAAAAGATATATCAGTTATATAGCAGAATTAAAGGGGTGTAATGCCAAACATGGTAGAGATGGTATATTATATCTAGTTCCATTAAAAC